CTTTTTTACCTGTCACTGTGGACTATGTTTTAGCCACTGGGACTAGTGTAACTGAGTTAATAGCAGCGAAGTAGCATGTCTATAGGCATAGGAATAGGTAATAGTATACCTGGAAACGCAAATATAGTTGCAAGTGGAAACGATGATTTTTTTTTATTGTTAGAAGATAATGCATTTCTATTATTAGAAAATAGTGAAAACATATTATTAGAATAAGAATATAAACATAATACAAAAATAATGGCTAATAAGAAAATAACAGAATTAACAGAAGCAACATCATTTAGTGCTGATACTGATTTAATACCTATTGTTACCAATGTAGGTACTACACCGTTAAATCAAAAAATGACTAAAGCTAATCTACAAACTGCTATTGGAGATACTGCTGCTGAAATAAAGACTAAGTACGAATCAAATGCTGATACAAATGTATTTACTGATGCTGAAAAAACCAATTTAGGTAATCAAAGTGGGACTAATACTGGTGACCAAGATTTAAGTGGTTTACAAGCTACCTTAATAAGTGGAACAAATATAAAAACCATAAACAGTACAAGCCTTTTAGGTAGTGGAGATATAGCGATAAGTGGAGGAGGTGGAAACACTACAAGACAATTCACTTTTGGTAGAAAAATAGATTTTAATTCTGATGGTAGGTGGGTAGGACATTATCTATCTACTGATGGAGCGCAAGTCTTAAATTGGCCCAGAGGTACTGGAACAGACCCAAGTATGCCTAACTATTACGGATTTATACTTTTAGAGCCTAATTCGGTTTTAAAAAAATTGGTTTTAAGTGCTTTGTATGATAGCTCTTATACTGCAATAGACATACAAATATGGGGTGGAGCAGTTAATCAAACGAGTATTACCAAGTTATATTCGGGTTCTTTTTCGCCCATAGCTCCAGATACAACATTGCAAAGTTATGATAGATACGAATTAGATATGGGAGATATTTCTTTAACATCATCATACAGATTACTTGTAGCCGTTAGAAATCAGCAAGACACATTAGCAACTAGAACAGTAAGAGGTCAAATAAAATTAATCTGGGAAGAATCATAAAAATTATAAAAAAAAATGAGAAATTACTTAACTACTAACGACATTGCAATTATCACAAACGATAAAGTAGAAAAATCTTTCAACAATATCGATTGTCAACTATACGCAGTCATAAGATTAAAAAACGACGATAACGAAAATCGCAGAAAAACATTTGAAGTACGCACAGATTTAGTTGCATACAAAGAAAGTAAAGTAGTAAATGACGTTGACGATACTGGAGTTATTGATAATAATAACGAACCTAATTTTGAAATCATATCAAAACTATCATTTGTAGAACAAAAGCAAGGTTGGTCAATGCATACATTTTCTTACGATGAAATAAACGCTTTAGCTGAAAAACTCGATGGTTTGATACCAGATGGACTAAAGGAAATTGAATTAGAACATTTTAAATTAGCAATGATTTTTTTACAGAAACGTAGAGAAGATTCTCCTTGTTGGGGAATAGATTCTAGTCAATGGCGTAAAGTAACATCAGAAGATTATATAAAATAATATACAAAGCGTAATGGAAATGCAAGATATAAAATTAGCGATTATAAACTTTCTGACGTTTACAATATCATTCAGTAACGTAGAGCAATGGCTAAAATTAACGCTATTGATTATATCGATTGTTTATACATTACAAAAAGTAATATTAATGCATAAGAAAAAGGATGAGTAGGTATTTTAAAGAGATAGAAGAAAATATGGATGCTAACTTTTTACACAAGTTAGATAAAGCACGTGCATTAGCTGGTATGCCATTTATTATTAACTCAGCTTATAGAAGTCCAGAACATCCACTATCAATTAAAAACCCAAACTCAAGCCATATAAAAGGTCTAGCAGTAGATATTAGCGTAAAGGATAGTAGAACTAGGTTTATAATTGTAGATGCTTTGATTAAGGTAGGATTTAACCGTATTGGTATTGCTGATACATTTATACACGTTGACCTAGACATAGATAAAAGTAACAAAGTAATTTGGACTTATTAAATGGATTACGAAGTACGCATAGATGATTTAATGCTCTTAGAAAATGCTAGTGATTTTAAGAAGTATTTATACTCACTACACGAAGAGATTGATATTTACGATACAACAGACCTTTATGAGTTTTTTTATAAATTAGGTTGGCAAGACCATTGCAAAGTATGTATAGAGTTTAAGCAGTATATAAATGAGTAAAGACAAAAGAACATACAAAGAAAGAAACGGTACTACTAGGGTTGGCGATTTTCTAAGAAGTATAAACTTTAGTAAAGCTGCTGATGTTGTTATGGATATTGTAGGTGGAGATTTTAAAGGTGCTTTAGAAACTATAAAAGGAAGTGATGAATTAACACCAGCACAAATAGAATTTGCATTAAAAGAGTTAGAGTTTGACAAACAAGAAATGCAAGAAGTAACAAAACGCTGGGAAAGTGATATGCTTAGTGATAGTTGGCTAAGTAAAAATATAAGACCTTTAACCCTTGCTTTTTTAACTGCTACACTATTTATCTACATAATACTAGATAGTGCATTAGATGGCTTTAAAATAGCCGCAGAATGGATAGATTTACTTTCTTCTTTGTTGCTTTTAGTTTACGGTGGTTACTTTGGTGCTAGAACCGTAGAAAAGGTTGTTAAAAGCAAAAAATAATAATTTTAGGTTGTTTTTTGAAAATAAAAGATATAACTTTGAATTTTTTATTAATTATATGTTGTTAAACAACAAAAAAATATTATATAAAATAATATAAAAATAATATATAAATAAAAGATAAGATATCTGACCCCTATTCAATGGCTAAAAAAACACAACGTAAGAAACTTGTAGAAAAGTTAGACAAGGTGTTTAGCGTTTATATAAGGCTTAGGAAAGCCAAAAACCAAATAGCAGAGTGTTTTACTTGTGGCAAACAAGACCACTATAAGAAACTACAAAACGGTCACTTTCAGAGTAGAAAGCATTATAGTACTAGATGGGATGAAATCAATTGCCAAGTACAATGTGCTGGTTGCAATGTATTTCGTTACGGAGAGCAGTATAAATTTAGTGTTAATTTAGATTTAAAGTATGGTAAGGGAACTGCTGAAGCTATGCACCTAAAATCAAACCAAACCGTAAAGCTGGACAACTACGATTTAGAAGTGTTAATAACTAAGTACGATAATTTAGTAAAAGAATATTTAAAAAAGTAAATTTGTTTTGAATTAGTTGTCATAATCTTTTTTGTTTTTAAAGGGTGTTACATTTTTGTAGCACCTTTTTTTGTTTATAAGTATATTTTTATATATTTGTACTAAACAAAAACTATTTTTTATGAAACTAAAACACAAAATTAAGCCAGAGTATTTACAGATACTCAACAAAGAAACAGAATTTACTAACCTTAGTGATGAGATTTCAAACGCATTAGAAACTTACGACTATGTAATAGAACTACCTTATGGTACTATCTTAACTATGGAAATGGTATTAGGTAATGTTAGCAGTCCGTATAACTATTTTTACGAGATTTGATATGGCAATTGATAAACAAACACTAGACTTTTTAAATTATAGGGTAGAAGCCTTAGAAAAAGAAGTACAACGATTAACAAAAGAAAACAATAAACTAAAAGCAGAAAATTATGAACACGTCAAAACTTACGGAACTTTACAAGAAGTACAAGCTAGAAAGAGAGGACTTTTTTAAGCACCAGCATTACACAATCATCACTAGAGCTGGAATAGAACGTATTATGGCTTTAGAGCAAATGTCTATAAAGTATGAGGTAATAAAATGTGAACCTAATTTTGCAGTATTTAAAGCCTATGCAGAAAAGGATGGTAAAAGTATTGAAACATTTGGTAGTGCTTTAAAAGGTGCTAACTATAAAGATGGCAATACTAACAGTTGGTATGTTGCTGAAATGGCAGAGAAACGTGCAATGTCAAGAGCAGTACTTAAATTAACTGGTTTTTATGAGTTAGGAGTATTTGGCGAAGATGAAAGTGAAACATTCAAAAAATCTAACAACAAATAATTATGAAAGAAACTAAATTTTTTAAAATAAAATATACTTTAAATAATAATAAAAATTGCAAATATGAGGGTGTTAAATCTAAAAGTTGTAAATTAGATGATATCATAGAAGAAACGTCAAGAGCAAAAGCTATAAAGTTTTTAAAAGAAAAATACTCTTATAAAGAAAGAGGTATATTTAAAGAAAACCAAGATGTACACATAAATCAAGTAATAGATTTATAATAAATAAAAAATCAAACATTAATATTAAATAACAAACTATGAGTTTAAAAGTAAAAGGTAGCATAACAAAGGTACTACCAACACAAACTGGAGAAAGTGCTAAAGGCGAATGGAAAAAATTATCATTTGTAGTAGACACAAAAGAAGAGTACAACAATCTTTACTGCTTTGATATATTCGGTGCAGAGAAAGTAGACGAGTTCTTAAAGTACAACAAAGAGGGTAAAGATGTTGAGGTAGATTTCAACGTAAGAACAAACGAGTACAACGGAAAGTACTACACTAGCTTACAAGCGTGGAAAGTATTTAAGTCTGAGCCAGTAACTGCTAAAGAACAAGCACCAGATAGAGAGTCATCAGATTTACCATTTTAACCATATAAGGTGTTATTAATTTAGCACCTTTTTTTTTAATTATTGTGCATAACGTACTTGTAATAAGATACGTTGCTTTTCGCAATGGATTTTATTACGTGTTGTAAATTGGTGCGGAAAAATAACTACTAAACTTATTTGGTATTTACAAAGTATTTACTATATTTGCATAGAAACAATTAAAAACAGATATATTATGAAAGCAGATTTAAGAATTGACCAAGACGATTTAAAAGCACTTTTTGCACATACTCGAAGTGCTTATGGTAATATGACTTTTACAAATTGGTGTAAAGAATGTAAAAAAAGCTATATGAGTTACTTTAATAACAAAGAGTTATTTAATAACCGCAAATACACTTATAGCCAATTTGTAAATGCCCAAATTATAGCACTGTATTAAAATGGCTAAGACTAAAAAAGTTACAATAACCTTAACAGATGAGCAACAAGCAAAAGCACGTAGTTTGTCTGTTTTGGTGCTTGGAAAAGAAAACATAAGTGGTTTAATAGGCTATATGATTAACAAACTTGATAGAGAAACGAAAAGTTAGCACTTGTTTACAACGGTTTGGCTATGCTGACGTTGTGAGGTACGAGAAATGCAGTATAGGTGGTGTTATGCACCGTTAATTAAAAACTAAAAATATTATGAGTACAACATTTGGAATTAGAATACCGTCTACGGATGAGATTAAGCCAATAGCGAGAAGAATTGGTAGAGGACAAGGTAAAGTTGAAGTTTGGTTTACTGAACCATTAGCTGAACTATTAGATGATGAATTAGAAGTTATAGCAATAGATAACTCTAATCAAGGAATAAATACAATAAAGGACATTAAGAAGCACATATCTAATGGTGCATAACACAAAGATATGATGCGTTTCAATGCATTATATCGACTGTTATGAGCAGTAGCAAAGCTATTGCGTAAATATTTAAAAATTACATTATGATAACAAGAAACACAAAATTTAATAGATTAGTATTTGTAATAGTGATGATAATTGCTATTTTATGGGCAGCATTAGAAATGAATTAATTATATTTATACCAAAAACAAAAAATGATTATAGACTTTAATACTGAATTAATAAAACTAAACAAGGTAAGAACTGGAGAAATAAAAGAAGCACAAAGGTTAGGACATCCAACACTAGACGAACACTTTCGTTTTAAAAAATTTAGTTTTGACATTTTTATTGGGCATAGCAATGTTGGAAAGACTACAACGGTTCTTTACTTAATGCTCTTGCAGACTTTAAAACATAATACCAAGTGGTTAGTTTACTCAAGCGAGAACGAGCCACACGGATTAATTAGAAAGTTAATAGAATTTAAACTAGGTATGCCAATAAACAAGCTGGATGAAGATACGATGCAAGAACAAGCAGAGTTTGTAAACAAGCATTTTAAGTTTATTTATAGTAATGACCTTTATACTTATAGAGAATTACTAAACCTAGCAAAGCACGTTAAAAACGCTTGGGAATATGAGGGTTTTATGATAGACCCTTACAACTCATTAAAAATGGATAGAAACGTTTTAAAAGGTATTAGTTCACACGAGTACCATTACCAAGCTGCAAGTGAGTTAAGAATATTCTGCAAAGAAAACGGTGTTAGTATATGGTTAAATATGCATTGCGTTACTGAAGCATTAAGGCGTAGACATAAAGATAGCCACCAATTTGCTGGGCATCCTCAACCACCTATGATGAGCGATGTAGAGGGTGGTGGTAAGTTCGGCAACAGAGCAGATAACTTTTACTGCATACACAGATACACGCAGCACGAAAGCGATTGGATGTATAGTATGATACACACTAGAAAGATAAAAGATACAGATACTGGTGCAAGACCTACAAACTTAGATAATCCATTAAGACTAAAGAGCATACTAAATAATGTAGGCTTTGAGATAGATGGCATTAACTTAATCAAACCAAGTCGAATACAACAACAAGAAGTACCATTTTGAACAAACAAGAGTTTTTGAAATTAGCATACGAAAAACATAAAGACTGGATAGCAATAGTCAATTCCTTTGGTTGCAATCCAGCTTTCTCTGAGGATATTGTACAAGAGGTTTACATAAAGCTAGACCGTTTGTTAGATAATGGCTTAGATGCCACCTATGGCGATGAGGTAAACTATTACTATGTTTACAAACAACTTAGAGGAACGTATGTTAATTTTATAAAACAAAAGGATAAAATCAATATGCAGTACATTGAAGAAATTGGTGTACCAGAAAAAGAGGTACAAGAAGCAGAAGATGAAAAGTACGATGTATTACAATTGATGAAAAACTTAGAGCAAGAACTAGAGCAGTTGTACTGGTACGACAAAAAAGTATTTGAAATAATAATGGGTGGTAAAAAAATAGCTGAACTATCAAGAGATACAGACATAGGCTATTATTCACTTTATAACACATTTAGAAAAACAATTAAACATTTAAAACAAAAATTATGATAAACTTACATTTAGGAATTTATGATGGAGATGTTGCAGTAATTAAATTTAATACTCAAACCGAATTAAGCGACTACTTACAAGAACTTGAAAGGTTTGACTGCATTTGGTTAGCTACTAAAGATTTTGAAAAAGGGGAGATTTTGATAACTGAAAACTTACAGACTTTAATAAGTTCTGTTGAAAATTTACATTTTGATTTACTTTGTGACACGCCTAAAGATTTCTTTGTACAAGAATACCAAACTTATGAGGATGCTTATAAAGTTGCTTTAGATATGAGAGAGGGCAACCCAAAGTGCTACAACTAATACACTAATAAATTAAACACTTAAAACACAAATTATGAAACTAAACGCATTTGAAAACGAAACTTTTAACTATTACAGAGAACACCAAGAGAAGATTGAAAAAGCTATTAAGCTACTAAAAGAAAATAACTATGAGGTTATAAAACTAAAAGCAAAGAAATGAACCTAAAAGAAAAAATAAAAAAGAAAGAGGTTCAAATACTTGACTGGTGGAATAAAAGCTACAAAGAAAAAATATCTTTAGTAGATGATGAATATAGCACCTATGATTTTGAAAGCGACAATCTGATAATAGAAGTAAAACATAGGTTCAAGGCATACAGTACAAAAATGGTAGAAACTATGAAGCTGAGTGTAAACTATCAAAAATCACAGTTAATGAATAAGACATTTATTTATATAGTTGTAGATGAAAATGGTTTAACTCTTTTTAATATTACTAAAAATATAAATAAAATAATAAAGCTACCAGAACTGAATAAATTGATGGAGCATACACATTATTACTCAGATACAAAAATTATGAAATTACATAGAAACTTACCTAAAAACCTATCTGCATTATGGGAAGTAAAATACGACTAGGAGATTTAATATATTACATAACCTTTTATACTGGCATACATTGGCTAGTTAAGAAAGTAAGCAAGTTGCTAGGCAAAGATTGTGGATGCGATAAACGTAGACAAGATATGAATAAAATAGACCTTTGGTAATGGAAGAACAAGATTTAAAAGACTGGCAAGAGTTTAAAGAAAATGCCTATCCTTTTACTAAGATAGCGAACAAACCTAAGCTAGTAAAAAAGTATGTAAAGCTAATAAACGTTTTACACGCTAAGTATTACAAACACAAATATAATGAGCCTTGCACGTGCAATGGTTCGGTATATAGAAAAAGAGTAGCAGAACTAGATAAGATATGAAACAAAAGAAGTACACAGTTAATCAAGAAATCAAATTATTAAAAAGTAAGGTTTCACAATTGGAACAAGCACTAGAACGTATTGCTGCTTACATTTATTACCTACAAAATAATGATAAAGAAAATACATCAATGGGAGAAAGCAGTAATAACACTACTGAATAATGATGGATGGGATTTAAAACATACTGGAGATAGTTTTGAAAGCTGGGATGCCATAGGTACAACACCTAAAGGTAAAGAATGCGTTATAGAAATGAAATTTCGCAAGACGTACTATGAAACTAAAATGCTTGAAAAGTTCAAGTACGATAAATTGATAGCTACTGGTAAGGTTGCATTGTATTTTGTTAATGACCCAAAGAACAACTATTTGTTTTGGCTTAACGAATTAACCGATTTAGAGATTAAAGATATGTACTGTCCAGATACTACACTATGGACAAAAAAGAAATTATTAAAGCCTTGTTACTTGCTTAAAGAAGAAGATGCTAGAATAATAAATAAAAATTAATGTTTATAATTTTTGGTATTTAATAAACATTTTATATATTTGGGTATTATTAGCAATGAAGCTGGTAACTAAAAACAAATATTATGGAACAATCAAACTGCTGCGATGCATTACCATTATGGAACACAGATATATGTTCTGATTGTGGAGAACACGCAGAATTTTACGAGGTAGAATTAACAACTAAAAACAATTAAGATGAAAGATTTAATCGAATTACTAAAGCAAATAGACAATGACTTTTACAAAGGTATTTATACAGTAGGAGAGCGTTATGACCTAATTAAAGGTATTGAAGATTTATTAAAAACAAAAAAATTCATATAATGAGTTACTACGAACAAATAGACCCAATAGGAGAAAGCGACATAGAAGAATGCTGCACACATTGTGAAGCACCTAACACAAGTTACAGAGGATATTGCTCAAGTGCTTGTTATAATTATGATACTAAATAAACAAAAGATGATACAACAACACAAAATTTTAGCAACTGGATTACACGCTATCACTATAAACGATAGGGTACACATTTATACAGAACAAGAATACCAGCACTTATCTTGGTGGAAGATAGTAAAGATGCGTTACCTATGAATGTACTACAAAGACAAAGCTATAAACTTTACTTTAATTGGTTAGCTAATAAGTTAATAGACTGGTACGATAACAAACCAGCTAACAAAGACTTAAAGAACTGTATAAAAGCAATAGAACACATAGGCTTACATAATAACAACTTACAGATAGAAAACGACATAAACACAAAGCTGGTAAGTAAGTTAAGAGCAGATAGAAACAGAACCGTACTAAGAGCAAGAAAGTCTGAAGAACAAGTTGAGAAACTAGAAAAAGAAATAGAAGAACTAAAACTAAAACTAAAGATAGGATTATGAACGATAATGAAAAAAACGATGTAGCTATTTTTTCACTAATGATAATAGTAGTTATTGTAATAGGATTAAACATTTATAACTTATGGAATTTATAATGCTAGCATTTGCATTTTACTTAATATATAAAACATTTCAAGATGATTAAATTATTAGACAATAACAATTACGAAAAAGAAGAACTACTTAAAAAGATGGAAGATGATACTTTCTACTATGGAGAGTTAAACAAACTAGCTTTAAGTAGCAGTAGCCTTAAACAACTATTATCAAGCCCAAAGACTTACTCTTACAGTTTGAAGTATGGTAGTCCAGAAACGCAACCTTTACGAGATGGGTGGCTTTTTCATACTGCGATACTAGAACCTAACGTATTTGAAGCACAAAGGTTCATAGACGTACAAAGTAAGAACACAAAGAAATACAAAGAAGCAAAGCTGGAGTTTGGCAAGGTGTTTACAATGAAAGAAAAGAACGATGCAGAACGTTTAGCAGATGCATTCTACAGAAACGAACAAGCACTACAATTAATAACAGATTGTGAATTTGAAATACCAGCAATAGGCGAAGTAAAAGGTATGCCATTTAGAGGTAAGGCTGATGTAATAGCCCACGATAGAATAGTAGACTTAAAGACTACAAGTGGTGGAATGGATAACTTTTATTATAGTGCTAAAAAATATTCTTACGATGTACAATGTTATTTATACTGCCAATTGTTTAACAAGACTTATGACCAGTTTAAATTTATAGCCATAGACAAAGGCAGTTTAGATATTGGTATATTTGATTGCTCAGAGGAGTTTTACTTTAAGGGAGAAGAAAAGGTAGAAAAGGCAATAGACTTATATGAGAAGTTTTTTATATTTGGAGCAGACCTAGATAACTATTGTTTAACTGGAACATTATAAAACAAGTAATAAGATTATTTTAAAATATGGAATTAAAGGAACTGATAAGAATAATAAACGACAAGTACAAAGTAGACATTCTAGAAACTACAAGAGAAAGAGAAGTGGTTTATGCTAGAAAAGTATATTGCTACATAGCAAGACAATTAAGATACAAACTACATAACATAGGAAGCCACATAAACCTAAAGCACGATAACGTACACTATCATATAAAAACTATAAATAGAATATACAATCACGATGCAATAAAGTGTAACGAGATAATAGACCAGTATAACCTAAACATAACAAACCTAAAGGTTGAAAAGGAAGAAATAACTAGATATGAGTATGAGGGTATTCTAGGCGATTTAAAAGCATTAGATGATGATTTACTTAAAGAACTAATAGAAACACGAGTAAAGCCATTTATAAGACTTACACAGAGCAGAAAACAACATAAGGTAAAGGTACAAGGTTCAGCACCTATATTACGTAACAGAGTTAAAAACCCTTTTTTACAAAGATAATATGAATGTAATCAGTTTATTTAATGGAATGGGAACATTAAGACAAGCGTTTGAAGATATGAATATAAAGGTTCATAAATACTATTCAAGTGAGATTAAACCTTATGCAATAGAACTACAACAACACCACTTTCCAGATGTTATACAAGTTGGAGATATTAATAATTGGAAGCAATGGGATATTGATTGGGAAACTATTGATTTTATTGGTAGTGGTTCACCTTGTCAAGATTTAAGTGCAGCTGGTAAACGTGCTGGAATTAATGGAAGCAGAAGTAGTTTGTTTTTCACCTTTGTTGAAATATTAGAACACGTAAAAAAATTAAACCCAAATGTCAAGTTTTTACAAGAAAATGTAGGTTCAGCACCTAAATTAGATGTTGGAATAATGAGTAGAGCATTAGGTGTTTATCCAGTTAGAATTAATAGTAGTTTAATGACTGCACAATTAAGAGATAGGTATTATTGGTCTAATATTAGAATAAAACAAGATGGAATGTTTGGCGATATAGTTACAGATATACCACAACCAAAAGATAGAGGTATAATGTTTAAAGATATTATAACAGATGGCCAGGTTAAAAGAGTTAAAGCAAATGCAATGTTAGAGGGTGATTATAAACAATTTGTAAAAGACCCTATTAAAGAAAATATACTATTACAAAAAAGAATAAAAAAAGGTAAACAAAACGCTAATATAGTTTTTGTTGACACAGATAAACATACTTGTTTAAATACTGGAAGTGGTAAAGGTGGAACTCAAACTTATTTAAAACATCGAAACGAAACTACTGGTATGATAACATTAATATCAGATAAAAATCAACAAGTAAGAACCGTAAATAAAATAGAAATGTGTAGGCTGCAAGGATTTCCAGATAATTATTGTGATATACTATCTAAAGCAAAAGCTGGTAGTTTACTTGGTGATGGATGGACTTTACCAATAATAATACACATTTTATCTTTTATGAAATTTAGTGATTAAACAGAATTATTTTAAAAAATAAAAAACTATTGATATATTAATAGCGTACACATACGAACATAAAAAATATACAATGGCATATAACACAGATGACCTTAGAGAACAATCACTAAAAGCTATAACAGAACATAATCTTATTTTCATTGGGGATATATTTGCTTATGTAGGATTTAGTAAACGTGCATTCTATGACCATAAATTGCAAGAATGCAACACTATAAAAAGCGAACTATATAAAAATAGGGTTAATATGAAGATAGAGATGCGTAAGAAGTGGTATGATAGCGATAACGCAACATTGCAGATAGGACTTATGAAACTCATAGCAAACGATGAAGAAGCACATAGATTGAACGGAACTAAGAGGGAAGTAAAACACGATACCACAGATAAAGAGATTAACATAAAAATCCATAGGTAATTGAACGTAGATGTAAATGTAGTATTTGAACATTTACTTGATAGCAAATCAAAGATAGTAGTAGAGCAAGGTGGAACAAGGTCTGGTAAGACTTATAACATTCTGCTCTATATAATTTTTAAGTACTGCCAAGTAAACAAAGGTAAGACGATTACTATTTGTCGTAAGACATTTCCAGCACTACGCTCTTCAGTTATGCGTGATTTCATAGAGATACTTAAAAAGCATAACAAGTATAGGGAAGAAAACCACAATAAATCAAATAGTGAATACAACTTAGATGGCAACCTAATAGAGTTTATATCGGTAGACCAACCACAAAAGATAAGAGGTCGTAAACGTGAGTTGTTATTTATCAATGAAGCAAACGAACTAGAGTACGAAGATTGGCAACAGCTTATATTCAGAACAACAGATAAGATAATACTAGACTATAACCCTAGTGATGAATACCATTGGATATACGACAAGGTACTAACTAGAGAAGATGTAGAGTTCTACAAAACTACATATAACGATAATCCTTTTTTAGATAAGTCTATTGTAAAAGAAATAGAACGCTTAAAAGAAACAGATGAGCAGTACTGGCAGATATACGGATTAGGAGAAAAGGGTACAAGCAAAGCAACTATATTTAATTACCACGAGTGCGATAAGATACCAGAAGATGCAGAGTTTATATCTTACGGTGCAGATGCAGGATATACTAATGACCCAAGCACCTTAGTTTCAGTTTACAAGAAAGACCATAACTTATACATACAAGAACATCTATACAGAACGATGATGACTACAAAGGATTTAAGCGACCATTTCAAGCTGGTAGGAGTTGGTCGTAATACTATTTATTTTGATGCAGCAGAACCACGTTTAATTGCAGAACTAAGAAGAATGGGGCATAACGTGCAGCCAAGTCTAAAAGGTAGAGATAGTATAAATGCTGGTATAGACCTTTTAAAGCGTTTTAAGATACATTTAACGAGTGATAGCGATAATTTGATAATGGAGTTTAGGAACTATAAATGGCTTGAAGATAGAAGTGGTAAACTAACAAATAAACCAGTACCAAAAAATGACCACCTTATAGATGCTGCCAGATACGCCACATACTCAATATTAAGCAGACCTAACTTTGGCAAATATGCAATAAGCTAATAAAATAAATTAAAAATAAAATGTTTATTATTTGTTTATAAGTATAAAAGGTTTTATATTGCGGTATATTAATAAAACAAAAACAAATATTATGAAATCATTTTTAGACATTACAAACGAGATAATTAAAGAAAGAAATCTTGAGTATTCTCCAAAAGCATTTAACGATATAATGAATGAGGTTAAATCTACACCAAAATACATTGAACACAATAACAAAAGAAACGAATGGTTATCAAGTAGAAACACAAACACTAAAGACTATTTAGTTTCGTTTATGGCAAACACACTAACAACAGATGTTAGATTAAAATAACCAACCATAAACACTTATAACACCCTTACAGAAATGTAGGGGTTTTTTTGTACCTTGTTCTAAATTTTAAAAAAACATTGATATATAAATATGAAGATAGTAATACCTAACAGTCTTAACGAAATTACACTAGGTCAATACCAAGAGTTTTACAAGCTAACAGAAAGCACAGATGCAAAGTTAGTAGAACGTAGAATGATAGAGATATTTTGTAAAGTACCTATGAAGTACGTTAACCAAATGAAAGCTATTGATGTAAAGGAGATAATACAAATACTTACACAGATGCTAGAAAACAAACCTAGCTTAGTAAACTTATTTAAGATGGATGGTGTTGAGTATGGGTTTATCCCAGATTTAGACGATATGACCTTTGGCGAGTACGTAGACCTTGATACATTTATAGGCGATACAGAAAACTTGCATAGGGCAATGAACGTTTTATACAGACCTATAAAAATAAAAAAGAATGGTAGATATCAGATAGTAGATTATGATAGTGAGAAGTACAAGGATATGTTAGGTATGCCAATGGATGCAGTTATAAGTTCTATACTTTTTTTTTATCATTTAGGCATCGACTTGTCACAGATTATGATGGACTGTTCCAAAAACAAGAACGAGAAGCACTTGATGCAGTATCTAATTTCGGAAGAAAATGGGGTTGGTATCAATCATTCATTCACATCGCTCAAAACGATATTAGAAGATTTAAGGATATCTCTAAACTAAATATGCACGAATGTTTAACGTTTCTAACATTTGAAAAAGAGAAGAACGAACTAGAAGCAAGAAAGATAAAAAGTAAATTCAAATAAAATGAGTGATAGAGGTATAAGGGGTTTTTACCTAATTACAAAAACGATAGAGGAGCAGTTGCTGGAAGATGCAAATGTTAATACCGTTACTACTGGCGATATAACTAAAGTTGACTTATCTAAGCAAACGATATTTCCGTTAAGCCACATTGTAATAAACCAAAGTACAATTGAAGAACAAGTAATACGTTTTAATATATCGGTGCTATCTATGGATGTTGTGGATATGAATAAGGAAGAAGTAACAGATATATTCAGAGGTAACGATAACGAGCAAGATATACTAAATACACAACTAGCAGTATTAAACAAACTTACACAAGTGCTTGGTAGAGGTACACTTTACACAGACAAATACCAGCTGGATGGTACTGTAAGTTGCGAACCTTTTTACGATAGGTTTGAAAACGAAATGGCTGGATGGGCAGCAACGTTTGATATCTTAATACCTAATGATATAACAATATGTTAGCAGATAAAGAAGTACAAAGAGCGTTACAAGACTTTGCAAAGTATGTTATACAACAATCACGCAGCAACTTAACTAAAGGTAGAAATCCTTATGGTTCTTATAATGATACTAAAAACTTATATAATAGTTTAGGTAGTGATATTAATAAAACAAGCAAAGGGTTTAGCCTAGCATTTAATATGGCTGATTATGGTAAGTTTCAAGATAAAGGTGTAAGAGGTAAATCATCAAGTGCTAAAGCACCAAATAGTCCTTTTAGATTTGGAACTGGTAGTGGTAAGAAAGGTGGTTTAACAAATAGTATTAATAAATGGGTTAAAAGAAAAGGCTTTCAGTTTAGAGATAAAAAGTCTGGAAGATTTTTAAGTTATGATAGTACTGCATTTTTAATAACTAGAAGCATATACAACAAAGGTATAAAACCAAGTATGTTTTTTACTAAGCCATTTATAGCAGCTTTTAAAAGGTTGCCAGATGATTTATTAGAAGCATACGCAATAGGGTTAGAGAAACAAATACAACTGAACATAGATAAGAAATGAGCAAGATAAACGTAAGAAGTCCGTATTACATTTACGATACAGTAGCAAACTTAACGTCTGATAGGATTGACATATACATATATACTGGAACGCAAACAACAGATAGACCTAGTACACCTACATATAATTTAACAAGCCTAGCTATAAACGATAAAGTAACTATTGAAATTAGTGAGTTAGTAAAAGACTATTTCGATAATAACTTTGATGGAGATTATGCAAGTGATTTCTTTTGGGTAGACTACCAAATATTCAGAAGCATAAGTGGTGGTACTTTTACTGGTCAAGGGTTTGTTCAGCTAAAAGGTTTTTATGGTTATGGCTTTTTTGAAGAGGGTGCAAATCCACAAAACGATAGTGGTCTATTACAAACAAATACTAAGGTAGTAAAGCTAGACGATGCACCAGCAGTTATTCCAGTAGATACATCTAAAACAACACAAGTTACTTATTTACTAAACGGAGAAACAATATACACAAAGGCTATAACTAGCAGTAGTGAAAACGATGAGCAGATAGAATACGTTACAAGTGGTGTTAATGGTGCAGATATATTTGAAGATAGAGTAATACAAGATGGTGGTACTTTTGAAGATAGCGAGTGCTTAAAAGAGTTTGAAGATGACTTTGTATTATTTGACTTTGATAAAATTTACATAGATACAGATGATGGTGTTATAGTGTTAGATGTAGATAGTATAAGCGAATGTAAATACACGCCTTACAAAGTAACGTTTATAAATAAGTTCGGTGCATTACAAGATATATGGTTTTTCAAACTTAGTAAAGAAAGCCTTAGCGTTAAGAAAGAAGAGTTTAAAAGAAACACCGTAATAAACGGAAGCTATAATATAAGCAAACATCAAAACAAAATACTGAGTAAAAACGGTAAGGAGAAAGTAACGTTAAATACTGGTTACTATCCAGAAGCCTATAACGACGTATTTAAAGAAATGCAGTTAAGTGAAGATTGTTGGATTGAGGTTAACAGTCAAACGTTACCAATCAATGTAAGTAGTTCTAATTTTGAATATAAGACGCATTTAAACGACAAACTAATAAACTACACCATAACTATCGACTACGCTTTTGATACGATAAACAACATACGTTAATGCAGATAATAGAGTTATACATACAAGGTACAAAGGTAGACTTATTCAAAGACGAGAGTGTAAGTATTACAGATAGTATTCAGAACGTAAAGGATATATCTAAGATATTTACTGCGTTTAGCCAACAATTTAACTTACCAGCTTCAAAGACTAACAACAGATTATTTAAGCACTATCATAATTACGATATAAATAATGGTTTCGATGCTAGGTTTAAAGTAGATGCTGAGATAAAACTAAACGGAGTAACTTACAAGGTAGGTAAGATAAAACTAAACGAGGTTAGCTTAAAGGACAATGTACCGTATTCTTACAAGGTTGTATTCTTTGGAGATACCATAGAGTTAAAAGACTTACTAGGCGAAGATATGTTAAGTGAATTGCCAATAGATAGTAGCTTAGATTTCGACTATGACTTTACAAATATAAAAAGTAGGTTTGAAAATGCTGGGGATGTAGTTGTACCATTGATTACACATAGTAAACGTTTTCAGATAGCTAATGATGGCAAGTATAGAGATTTAGATAATAACAAATTAGACTATGTAGATGTTAAACCAGCATTGAGAGTTAAAAAAATTATTG